ATAAATCTCCAAAAAGAGAACAACGATATACAGTTACACCTGATCCATCTAGTGCTAATGCAGATGATGATTTTGGATTTAATGAAACTACGTCATTCTTTACGGATGCGAAAACTTTTAACCCAGTAACAGGTGAAGATGAGTAATACAATTGATAAAGCATTAGGGCATTAGGTATAGTAGAAGAAATATGATAGATACCCGTAAAGCTATTAATATAGAAACCTCTATTAGATGCACCCTAGAATGTCCAAAGTGCGAAAGAAAATATTTACTGTCAAACAATCTACCATTTTTAGGTGGTGATATGTCGATGTCTGACTTTGAAAAGGTGATGAAATATTATGATAGCATACATTTTATAGGGAACATTTCTGATCCTATTTTTGCTGTCAATCTAATAGATTTTCTTAAACTAACTTATAAAAATAATAAAAGAACTGTTTTACACACGGCAGCATCACATAAATCTCCAACTTGGTATATGGAAGCATTTAAGTCTAATGTTAATGCAAAGTGGATTTTTGGGATTGATGGTCTTCCAAAAGACAGTTATAAGTATAGGATAAATCAAGATGGTGAACATTTATTTGATATGATGAAACTTGCAATAAACTGTGGATTAACTCCTGTATGGAAATATATTGTATTTAAATATAATGAAAATGACATAGAGGAAGCAAAATCTCTTGCAGCAGATCATAATATAACATTTAAATTAGTAAAGTCAAGTAGGTGGCATGAGACATATAGATATGGTGAGTGGAAAGATGAGATGTGGGATAAATTTTTATTCAAGCCCAGTGATGAATATATTGGAAATTGGCTTGGAAATGATAATAAACAGCACAGATTAAATGACACTTAATCCTCGCTGCCTAAGAAATAATGTTGATGGTCAAGATGTGTTTTTCTGTTCCACAGGTCACCTATTACCATGTTGTGGTTTACAAAGAACTCGTTCTAAAGAAGAAGAGAAAGAGATATCTCGATTCTATAAGGACAGTATGAAGGTTAGTAATGTAGAAAGGATTGAGGATATTGTCGATGGAGAAGAATGGCAAACTTGGTTTGACACAATCATAAATAATCCAGAACAAGCTCCTAATATATGTAAGAGGTATTGTGACGATGGCAAATGAGATTGATAAAGCTTTAGGTGTGGTAGAAAGTCTTCCTAAAAAAATTATTAAACAAGAAGTAGCACCCTTATCTCAAGAAGATTGGGGTGATGCGAATGAACATGTGGAGAGAGATTATGAATACCAGCGACAAAACTTTTACAATTTGGTCGAAAGAGGAACGGATGCAGTGGAAGGAATACTGGAACTCGCCAAAGAATCGGACCATCCACGAGCATATGAAGTTGCCGGAAACCTTATTAAACAGGTTGCTGAAGTTACTGAAAAACTTGGTGACTTACAAGAGAAGATGAGAAGACTAAAAGAGGTGCCTAACAACGCACCAAAGAGTGTGACAAATGCACTCTTTATTGGGAGTACTGCTGAATTGCAGAAAATGTTAAAGGAGAAGTGACTTGTATAATTATGATCGAGCTTTTAACCTGCATTTTGAATTGACAAATAAATGTAATTCTAGATGTATTCTTTGTCCAAGAACTGTTCTAGATAATGACATTCCCACACAAGACCCAAATTTAAATTTATCTGAAATAACTCTTGACAACTATAAAAAAATATTTTATAATAATAAAAATGATATCAGAAAAATATTACTGTGTGGTAACTTGGGCGATCCTATAATTGCAAAAGACATATTTGAAATAACAGAATATTCATTATCATCAGTCTTAAATAAAACACAAGTCAAATTTGATGTGAGAACAAATGGTTCTTTAAGAACAAAAAAATGGTGGAGTGAATATGGTAAATTGTGTAAAGGTGTTAAGCCTGGTGTGGTTTTTGGTATAGATGGTTTGAAGGACACAAGTCATATTTACAGGGTGAATACATCATTTGAAAAAGTGATAGAAAATGCCGCAGCCTTCATAGAGCAAGGTGGTGTTGCAATATGGCAATTCATAATATTCAAACACAATGTTCATCAATTAGAGGATGCGAAAGAACTTGCTCGAAAGATGGGGTTTCATAATTTTTTATCATTTAATAATACCGATGGTAGAGAAGAAAAAATAAATTATGTCTGGAAAGGAAAAAACTACACTTTAGAAAATTTTGATAGTAATATGACTAAACCACATGAGGATGGAAAAATTCACTGTCTTGCTCATAAAAATAATATGATATACATTGACTCTTTTGGAAACGTCTTTCCTTGTTGTTGGGTTCCCGTTGATTTAGATCATGACATTACGATGAATTCTTTTATTAAAGAAAAAGCTTGGGATAAAGATTTTATAAAAATTTTACAAAATGATTGGTTCTCACACATTTTACCTATGAGTTTTGAAAGTTTTCCTATACCCATGTGTAAACAAGTCTGTAGTAAAAAGTCAACTGCGAGCGGCCGCTCGCAAGTTGAGTCAACTGCGAGCGCCCATAAATATAAAGAGAGAGTGGTTGAGATGGGTGGTCTTGGTAGCAGAGAATACATTAAATTATGAAGGAAAATTGAAGTGAAGGTTAAATATTTTAAACCAGATATTTTTTCCACAGATTTTCCTATGGAAGAACCTAGTGTGATAACAACAGGACGGGTTGTTAGAGCATACATGCCAGTGGATAGAACAGGAATATTCAATAAGTTTAACATGACGTATGATCCAATCCCAAAAGTTGATATTTTTAATAAAACATTTGAAGATTGTTGTATGGATACTGCTAAGAAATTGTGGTCCTTGAATAAACCCATAGAACTATTTTGGAGTGGCGGAATTGATAGTAGTGGAGCTTTAATTGCATTAGCAGAAACAAAATCAAAATCAGATGTTTTAAATATTCGTTATACTAAAGAGTCAATTTCAGAATTTCCTTTGATGTGGGAAAAGATTGTAAAACATTTAAATAATCCTATCAGCGAAAGTCAAATTTTAGATGATACGCTTTTTATGAATGATGATATTATAAAAATAACAGGTGAATGTGGTGACCAGTTATTTGGTAGTGATGCCTTACATAAAAATTTAGATAAAAAAGATGATGACTGGGAAACTATTTTTAACTGGGATAGTCAGTCTTTATTTGGATCAGAGGACTTAAATCATTTTCAAAATAGAAAATTAAATTTATTTAAAGTTTTGACTGAACATATTGAATCATCACCAGTAGAAATAGTTAATATTTTTGATTTATATTGGTGGTTAAATTTTTCATTGAAATGGCAAGATGTAGATAACCGTATGATATTTACATATACAACATGCCCAAACTGGCAGTCTACTTTGAGTTTTTTTAACACTGAAGATTTTCAAAGATGGTCAATAGTTAATCATGATATAAAACATGGTGGAACTTGGAAAACATATAAACAACCAGCAAAGGAATATATAAACAAATATATAAAAGATGAATCTTACAGAAAAGATAAAACAAAAGAAGCTTCACTTATAAAAATTTTGGTTGGATCAACGGACGATGAATATACATATGAGTTTAGACAAAAAAGAAGAAATCATCCAATGACTATGAAGTTAGTTTTAGACGATGGAACTTATTTTAGAAATAAAGATATCATACCCGAAGAATTAAAAAAAGAAGTTTATAACAGATAAATATTTAAAAATATAAGGAGAGAATTATGGCATGGAAAACAGTTTTGGTTCGCACAATACCAGATGCTGATACTGCTTTTGAAAGAATGAGTGACGAGGTAATAGATTATATGAAAACAAATTATGATGATACTGGAAAAAGAATATCATTTTCTTTGAGTTCAAGTGATGATCTTTTAGTAGGAACAAACACTTCTATATTCAAAGATGAAGCATCTAAAAATGAATTTTTTGCAGATTCAACTATTGCAGCTGAATCTACTAGAAGAAATACTATAAACGCAGCTAACGGTATTATAAGAGAAATAACAGTAGATGAAGAGGTGTAATGGCTGATCAAAATCAATATCTGGGCAACCCCAATCTCAAGAAAGCAAATACTGCTGTTGAGTTTACAAAAAATGATATCAAAGAATATCATAAGTGTGCTGAAGACCCTCTTCATTTCATTGAAAATTATGTCCAAATAGTTTCTTTGGATAGGGGTCTTGTACCTTTTGAAATGTATGATTTTCAAAGAGGTATGGTTGAAACCATGCATGACAAGAGATTTTCTATTTTTAAATTACCCAGACAATCTGGTAAATCTACTACTATTATTAGTTACCTTCTTCATTATGCATTATTTAACCCAAACGTAAACATTGCTGTTCTTGCCAATAAGTCATCAACTGCTAGAGATATTCTAAGTAGACTACAACTTGCATATGAGAATCTTCCTA